AATGATCTCAGGCTATGAGCGCAACGCCTCACTCACAGGGCTCAATTGGGTGAGGGAGGCTGAGGACATGCTGAGGACTGACCCTGTGGTCAGGCGCTCATGGCATATGCTACGCCAAACCCTCCTCTCAGCAACTTGGCGCTTTGAGTCTGCTATGGAGGGCGATGCTGTCTGTGATGAGCTCGCCCGTTTTGGCAATGAGGCGTTTGGTCTTGATGGCTACGCTGGGCAGATGGCCCAAAGCTTTGAGGAACAGCTCAGCTATCTCCTTGAGTTTGTCCCCCTTGGTTATCGCTACGCTGAGGAGGTCTACAAGGTTGGACCTGACTATGAGGGCAAGGTTAAAGTCTGGCTTGACCTCTACGCTGACCGTGAGCCAAGCGCTCACTTGAGGTGGCTCAGCCGTGACAACCAACAGCTTGATGGAGTGCTTCAGCATGTGGTGGGCGTGGGGAAGGTTCCTGAGCCTATCCCAGCCAACAAGCTCCTTCTCCTCACCCTCAACCGTACAGGCTCTAACTTTGAGGGCTCTGGTATGTTGCGCCCTGTGTGGTGGTGGTGGCGTACCAAACAGAAGGTGTCAAACCTCATGTGTGTTGGTGTTGACCGCTGGGCGGTCCCCACACCAAGGGTCAAGGTGGACAGGTCAGTGGCGGAACTCCAAGGTCTGACTGACTCAGACATCAACGCCATGATTGATGAGGCTGAGGCTCAGGCTCAGGCGTTCCTTGCAGCTGAGCAAAGCTATCTCATTGATAACCCTGTAGTGAGCTTTGACCAATACGCCGCTACGCCTAACCTCTACGCTCAAGGCCCGCTTGATATTATCCGAGAGTGTGACAATCAAATCAGCCAAGCCTTCCTGGCTCAGTTCGCCAACCTAGGCATAACTGACACAGGAGCGCGCTCAGTGGGTGAGGTACATCTAAGTGTATTCAGGCGAGCTGCTATCAATCTCTGTGATGTTGTGGCCTCTGCTATTAGCGGCGTGGATCGTCGTGGTGGTGGAACCATAGGAAGGTTGATTAGATGGAACTATGGACCTGTAGACCCCTCCAAGCTTCCAAGGCTAGTCCACACAGGACTAGACACAGACGACCTGGCAGAGTCTTTGGCCATGCTTCCACAGCTAGTCACCTCAGGGCTTCTCACGCCAGACAACGAGCTCGAGCGCGCCATAAGGGAGCGTCTAGGGGCTGGCGACCTACCAGAGGAAGCACAGCGATCAGCGCTAGAGAGAACAGTAAGCGCCGCTAGCTCAGGCGGTGGCGTGGCCGCGCTCGCTGAGGCCGCCATCAGGAGGCGTAAGCATGGCTAGGACCAAAGCCCAAACGCCAGCGCCTCCCTCAGATAGGGTCAAGGGCTCCTCAACCAACCCTAAGGGCTCAGCCTCAGGCAAGCGTGGTGGGATTGAGATCAGTGAGAGCGTGGCGCGCGCGCTTCAGGGCATGGTGGACAAGCACAATGACCGCTATAAAGCCAAGTCCAAGAAGGTTGATCTAGGCTCACTCAAAGCTGTGTTCAGGCGTGGCGCGGGTGCTTTTAGTGTTAGCCATCGCCCAGGGATGACTAGGAATCAATGGGCTTACGGCAGGGTCAAAGCCTTCCTCAAGCTAGTGGGTACAGGTCAACGTAAGGAAGCTTACACAGGTGACCTTGACTTGCTACCTAGTGGCCACCCTCAAAAGACTGAGGCCAAGGCTGAGCTCATGGCACCTCAGAAGTATAGTCACATTGACTTCAAGCCACCTGAGGGAGCCAAGAAGGCAGCTGAGCGCGCGCTTAGGAGGCGAGCACAGAAGCCACAGAGTCAGAGGGGGATGACCCCTGTAGGTATCGCCCGCGCTCGTGACCTCATAGCTGGTAAGAACCTCAGCCCTGAAACAGTCAGGCGCATGTTGGCTTACTTCACCCGCCATGAGATCGACAAGGAAGGCTCTACTTGGGAGAGCTACGGCAAAGGCCGCCAAGCGTGGGACGGATGGGGTGGAGACGCTGGCTATTCATGGGCGCGAAAGGTGGTGAACCAAATGAACGCCGCAGACAAGAAAGCAACCTTGAGGGCTTATGGCGAGGCTGTACAGCTCAGCGCTGTTCCCTCTTATGATGTCCCTGAGGGTCTGACCATTGGTAAGCCCTTCAAGACCTTGGCGCTTGGTCAAGTGAGCTCACGGATGAGTGGTGAGGCCATTGGCGCTCCAATCTCCAAGGAGCTCCTTGAGGAGATGGTTAGGGTCTATCGTGAGCGCCGTGACGCTGACCCTGTCATCATTGATTGGCAACATGCCACCTCACCCTTCCAAGGTGGGACGCCCGCGCCACCTGAGAGCGGGAACGCCCTTGGGATGATCGTTGAGCTTGAGCTTAGGCAAGATGGGCTATATGCCATCCCCGCTTATAACGAGCGTGGTCTTAAGGTCGTTCAAGACGCAGGTGGGGTTCTGTGGAGCTCCCCTGAATATCTACATGGTGAAATCTTCACTCGTGATGGTGGTGAGAAGGTGGGCGATGCTCAGCTCCTCGCTGTCACCCTAACCCCACGCCCTGCTCAGTCTCATTCCAAGATTGATCGGGTCACTTTAAGCGAACAGGAGCAACTAATGGACTTTGAGAATATGTCCGTAGATGAGCTCAAGGCCGCGCTCGCCGCTAAGGACGCGATGGTCAAAGAGCTAGAGCAGAAAATGAAAGACCTCACAGAGGAGGCTGAGGCTTCCCTGGTTGGCGAGTATGAGTCTGAGGAGATGGCTGAGAAGCCCTCTGAGGATGACAAGCCTGAGGAGATGGCTGAGAAGCCTGAGGACGAGAAGGCCAAGAAGATGAGCGAGCCAGCCACGCTCTCTGAGAAGGCGGAGCCTAACCTCCTCGCTGAGGTCATGGCGCTACGCGCTCAGAACACCAAACTCAGCGAGCGCCTAGAGGTCATCGAGGCTGAGAAGCGTGACGTTGAGCGCCGTGAGGCTGTCAGCGCCCTTCTCCGTGAGGGCAAGGTTAGCCCAGCTGAGGAAGGCGCAGCTCAGCGCGCGTGGGACGTCCGTGACACCATGCCTGAGTTTTGGACCATGTTCAGCGAGCGCCCAGCTTCAAGCGCGGTCCCTCTTAATGAGATTGGCCATGGCGCTTCAGGTGAGGAGCTCAACAAGGCCACCCTCGCTGAGAAGGTCAAGGCGCTCGCTACTGAGAAGGGGCTCAACTTCTCAGAGGCTCTCAACTTGTTCCGTGAGCAAAACCCCGATCAATACAACTCTGTGTTCAGCTAAGGAGTTATCACTATGAACCAGATCATTAAGTCCTTTATTTGTGCCTCAGCTGTCACAGAGTTCGCGCTTGTCGCGATTGACAGCGCTGGCAAGGTCGCAATCGCAACCGACCCAACCGCCAACACCATCATTGGCGTGGCTCAGCGTGGCGCTGAGGCAGGTGACCCTGTTGATGTTGTCATCTTCGGTGAGACTCGCGTCATCGCCAATGGAAGCCTCACCCTCACCTCTAACACCGTCCTCTCTGTCACCACAGACGGTGAGGTTCAGGCCGCCGCGTCTACCCACTATCCTGTGGGCTTCACGCTCCCCAACATCAACCAGACCAGCGCCTCAGCTAATGAGCAGATTGTCATCTGCTTCAGCCGTGGCCTTGCTCCTCTCGCTTAATTGGAGGTGATCCACAATGGCTAGCTCATATCGTAATATCCACCCTGTTGACGAGATCCTCTCTAGCCTAGTCGCTGAGGCGGTCCCTTCAGACAATCAACTCATCGCTGATAAGGTCTGTGAGAACGTCAAGGTTCCACAGCGCTCAGGGACTCTCCTCCTCGAGAACAGCCGCAACTTCATGGGCGCGGGTGCAGGGCTTGACCTCGAGCGCGCTCCTGGCGCTTCACGCTCACGCATTGGTGGCTTTGATCGCTCAAGCCTCAATTACAAGTGTGACATCTACAGCGCAGAGGACTCCATCGCGATGGAGGACATTGTTGATTCTCAGTACCCAGGTTCTGAGGAGGCGCGCATTGTCAAGAAGGTCGCTCGCGTCATGAAGCTCGCTAAAGAGAAGCGCGCCGCTGACGTCCTCTTTGACGGCTCCAACTTCAACACCGCAACCTCAACAGCTCAGTTTGGCGGTAAGTTTGACGTGGCGGGCGCTGAGCCTCTGAGCTACCTCCATCAGCTCAAGGACACAGTGTTTGAGAACGCTCATGGCCTCAACGCTGACACGCTTGTCTTGGGTCGTGAGGTGTTCCGTAGCCTTGCACGCTCAGGGGAGCTCCGTGGCTACTTTGGTGACAGCTCACAGGGTGTGGCTGGCGGTGGCTCACTCCTCCTCTCTGATGAGGCGGTCATCAGCGTCCTCCGTGATATTCTTGGTATCCCCAACATTCACGTTGGCGCGGCTCGCCGTGACACAGCTATTCCTGGCGCTGCAAGCTCAGAGAGCTACATCTGGACAGGTGACAGCATCTTCATGGGTATCCTCCACGGCTCAGACAGCATCCAGAGCCGTAATGGTGTCCGAATGATGCCTGTGGCCGCAGTTAACCTTGAGTTCGAGGCGATGAAGGCGGGTCAATATGACAAGCTTGACCTCACCGCTCGTAACGTCTGGGCTGACATGAGCCATCTCTTCAAGGTCGTAGATGGTGACCTTGGCTTCGTCCTCACGGACTGCCTCTAAGAGGGTGGCGTGGTCTGCTCATGTGGTCGCTCTCATGTAGCATTGGCTGAAGGTCCGAGCGCTGATCAAAAGGCGCTTGATGACCTGACGGCTCAGCTTCGTGATTTAAAAGGACCATATGGGCAGATCGTCAAAGCGAAGATCAAGAGCCTGCAAGCTCTGATCAAGGCTGAGGACCAATTCAGGAAAGACCTGAAGCGGGCTCAGCGTGAGACGGTGGCCAACCTACAGACCGCCGTTGAGCTCACGTCAGCTGACCAACTCCTAGCCCTACCAAGGGACCAGCTCCTTGACTTCATACTCAGGAGCGGGATGGGGTTGGCGGTTGAGGACTTTATCACAGCTCAAGAAGCAATCACTGAGGTGGCTATTGACACCCTCCAAGTGATTATCTCAGGGGCTAGTCCCTCTGATGTTCCTGACCTTGAAGCTTTGCAGATTGCAACCGCTGATCAGGTCTTTCAAGATGTCATCCTTCCTGACACCCTCACAGCTGTGAGGAGCGCTCTCCAAGGAATGACTGTAAACGTCCCCATGAGCCAAGCCATTGACGCGCTGAATCAGCGCCTTGAGCAGAGCACAGGGACACAGCTCACACAGGCTAGGACTCAGCTCAATAACTATGGGCGCACAGTCACAGCTAAAGCGGCTGAAGCGTATGACCTTGACCTCTACCTCTACACAGGCCCACGCGATGGCATCACCCGCTCCTTCTGTCGTCCACTCATTAACAAGGTGGTAGATGAGAAGCAGATGAGGAAGCTAGACAATGGTCAGGGGATGCCTGTTAAAATTAGCGGTGGCGGTTATAATTGCAGACACAGCTGGTCACCCATCACAGACACCTTCATGGAAGCGGCGGGGCTTCAGAAGGCCACGGCTCAGGATATAGCCAAAGCAAACGCAGGAGGCGCGCGATGATTAAGACTGTAACAGGTCAGACAAGAGTTTATGAGTGGGTGGCCCCTGGTCCTCTAAGCGGGTCAGCTGTGATGACTGTGGGGAGCTCCACACCTGTCACCCTCACTCAGACACGCGCCAATGCCACAGTCTCAGCTATCGCCAACGATAGGCGAACGCTCACAGTAGATAGCCAAGCTACAGCGCTCCAAGCTGATCAGCTCAAGGCTTACCTTGTGACTGATGGTGACAGCATCTACAGCGTTACTGTGGTGAGGATGGTGGGGACCACGGCCATCCTCGCTGAGCCTCTACCTCGTGAGGTAGACATGAGTGAGACGGCTGAGCTCGTCTTTGGGATGCACTATGGGACCATCCCCTCAGTTATCACCAACACATCAGGCTATTATCCCATTCAGGTCAGTTATACGCTCGACATGGGACAGCAGACACAGACCAAGCTTGAGAAGGGGCTTCTCAAGGTCACACCACGCCCATTTGATACAGGGCTGAGCCATGATGAGCTTGTGGGCCAATTCCCTCAACTAGCTGACATGCTCCCACGCCGTCAGAGCTCTTTTCAGGCTCAGATTGAGGCGGCCTTGGCTGAGGTGGTCTTGGTGGTCAGAGATCATCTGAAAGATGAGCCAGAGGTCACAGAAGATGAGGTGTTCAACGCTGGCTCATTCCTCAACGCTCACGCCTACTGCACAGCGGCGCGGGTGTATGAGATGGTCAACCAGCTTGATAACGCCAACCTCATGCGTCAGCGCTGTCAGGAGCTCATGGATATTAGCTTGAGATCATTGGCCTTAGACCGCGATGGGGACAACGTGGTGGATGATAATGAGCTAGATGTGGCTAAGAAGGGAGGGAGCGCGCGCGACCTCAGAGCCTCATGGAGCTCCTACTCCAAGACAGCCTATGATGCCACCTTCACACCCACGCGTGGGATGAGGCACTAACATGACCGCCAAGGTCAGGCTCAACCTCCCCACCTCGCTGTGGACTGCTAAGGATAGCGCGCGCTTGGCGCAGAATACCTTGGCGGCCATCAAGCTGAGGACCACCAGGGGGGTGGATGCTGATGGTAGACCTTTTCAGCCTTACTCAACTAACCCCATCTATGTTCCATATCGAGGGGCAAGGCTAAAGCCTAAGGGTGGGAGGGTATCACGCTCAGGTCGCTCAGTTTATTATGAGGGCGGGTATCGTGAGTACAAGAGTGAGAGCAGAGAGCACTTTGTGGGCTCGAGCGCCTTAGTGGACCTCACCCTCAGCGGGGCGCTTCTCAATAACCTCATGGTGCTTCAAGCCACAGATAGCTTCTTTATCATTGGCCTCACTCAGGAGGTCAGAGGCTATGGGTACAAAGTCAACGCTGAGCGTGAGTTTCTTGGTCTATCTCCCAGAGATGTCAATGTGCTAGTCTCAGCGGTACAAGCTGAGATCACAAAGAAGATCAAGAGGGGGAGCAAATGAGCCAAGGTATCTATTCAGCGCTCGATTATTTAGAGGGCCAGATTGAGGCCACCCTCCCCAAGACAGACTCACATCACGGCTTTGTGTCTATCAACAGCTCAGGGCGCGTGGGACCCCTTGAGGCTCATCAGCACACCACGCGCTTCTTCGAGCTCAGGCTTGAGACGTTCGCTATTGATGATGGTGAGGCTGGCATCAGTGGACGTAGGCGCGCCACAGTTAATCTGAGGGTGCGCTATGATATTGGTGAGCTCCACTTTATGGAGAGGATGATAGCTGAGGACGCAGCCGCGCTCATGGTCACCCTCAAAGGCCCACAGTATAATCTAGCCTCAACAGGTATCATCTCCCTGATACCTGGTGAGCCAACCACAGAGCCAATCCTTGACCCCACCTCTGAGGTCATGGCCTTGGTCTTAACCTTCCCCTTTGACCTGCTTTATTTGGAGGCGCTATGAGCGTGACCCACAGAAGTTTAAGCGTGGCTGTTGAGAGCTCCTTTGGCTCACTCAGCTCAACCACAGGCCTCCCTGACAACAGTGGCCTATCCTTCACCTCAATCCCATGTGAGCGTGACCCTATCATCGTTTATGGTGACCCTGTGGTCAGCGAGCGTAATGACGCGCGTGATGGTACCTATGGGCTCGCTCCTGAGCCTGACACAGTGTGGTCTGGTGGGTCGCGTGTTCGACGTCGAACAGGTCAAGTCACCCTCAGGCTTGACCTCACCACTGTGGGGAGCTCCACCACCAACTATGAGGCCAACTATCTTGGTCAGCTCTTAGCTGGTGGATTCAAGTCTGCTTATACCAACACAGGGACAGACTCAATCACCGCCATCTCAGACGTCAACACCTTCACGCCCACCACAGGCTCAAACTACATCGCTGGTGGCTTGATTGGTGTAGACATCAATGGGCGCGCTGAGTACAGCGCTGTAACTGATACAGACGTGACGGGTGATGTGACTGTGAGCCCTGCTTTCAGCTCTGGCTTCACAGGTACGCCAACCGCTCAGCTACTACAGACATGGTACGCGCCACAACAGACCGCTCAGCTTGGCTCAACGCGCTACTCCCTGAGCTTCCGTGTGGATGGGGTCAACTTCCGCTCATACGCTTATGGCTGCCGACTTGAGAGTATGACTCTGAGCCTAGACAATGGGCGCGTTATGGCTGACCTCACCTATCAAGCGGCGCTCATTCAAGATGATCACGCTTCAGCGGTTGGACCTGTCGAGCCAAGCTACAACAGCGGAGCGCCCTGCTTCTTCCGTGGCTCCTATGCTGTCATCTCAAGCGGGTCGCCCACCTCCCTGACTGACGCCTCAACAGGTGACACCTTGGGACGTATCGCCCTTGATGTGGATGACTTCACCCTCACAGTCACCAACACCCTCACGCCAAAGGGTCACTCTAACAGCATCCTGGCCATGAGTGACATGGAGGTGACTGATGTTGACGTAGAGCTCACGCTCACCTTGAGCAACGTCAACACCACCATCAATGATGACTTCTTCAATAGAACGCTACGTCAGGTGTTAGTGGGCTTTGGTCCATTGGCTAATGGTCAGGGTGGAGCCTTTCAAATCCCTGCGGCTTACCTTACTGTGGACCCCTCCAAATATGACCCAAGCGGGAATGACATCGTCAGACAGCAACTCACCTATAAGGCGTCACGCTTTGGTGGTGACATTGATGACGGCTCATATGAGGCTTGGAATAGTCCCTTTAGGCTTGCACTAGGCAAAGGTTAAAACACATGGCGCTCTCATTCCTCCCAGACTCTGACCTCACCCTTGACGTGGTGGTAACTTGTGACCCTGCTGTGGAGGCTACTCCTGAGCAGGTGAGCGCCTACATGTTGAGCGGTGAACCTTCAGACCTTGGAGGGAGCGAGGGCGCTACTGTGTTCACCCTCAAGGCGCTCTCACCTAGTGACAGGGAGACAGCTGAGGTCAAGGCGGGCGCTTACACCCGCTCTGAGCTTGGGCGCCTCCTGTGGCTTGAGGCTCCTGATGAGCAGAGGGCTAAGGCGAGATGGCATCATGAGCTCGCTGAGGATGAGCGTGAGGCGCTCGCCTCATATCAAGCTTACCTCAACAGGGTCTTTGTGGAGATGGTCAAGGTGGCGCTCATCAGCATTGATGGTGAGCCAGCTGAGGGGAAGCTTGACCTGATCAAACCTGACTCTCATAGGCTTCAGGTCATTACTGAGCTAGTGCAACACATCCAACGGATGAGCCTCTTAGGTCAGCGGGGAAAATAGCGCTCGCGTCCTCTGTATGGCTTGCCAACAGCGGGGGGCGCGGGTGGAGCTGTGACCAATGCAGGGAGCGCCCTGCATTAAGGCGTCAGCGTGGGAATTGTGGTGGTCCTTTTAAGGAGGGGCTTCCCCTCGCTCAGCGTGATGAGCGGGGCTTATTTGTCCCTGGTTATCGAGTAGCGCCAAACTGTGGCGGGGGCTTTGCTGACCTTGAGGTCAGGTCTTGTCCTATAGCTGATCAGAATAGAATGGCCTCAATCATTGAGGTCTATCATAGGCACAGGCAAGGGCTCAGCTCTATAGCGTCTAGCTATCCGCGCCCCACCTGTGCAATAATTGAGGCGCTTGACGTGCTACATCATAACTCTGAGGAGTTATTACACAGACAGCGTGAGCAAGCTCTACAGGAGACCCAGCATGGCTGAGAATACAATTCAGATCGAGGTTGAGCTAAAGGGTGAAAAGGACGTCACCAAACAGCTAGACAATTTGAAGGATGGAGCCAAGGACGTTGGCGAGGGCTTCAAGGGTGTCACCAAGATCATGGACAAGAGTAGCGCTCAGATTGGTGAGGGCTTATCAACCATGTCTGACGCTGTGGGGTCGAGCGTTGAAGCTGTCAAATCACTCAAGGGCGCTGTGGGCGCTTTGGGTCAAGGTGGTGTCGCCAGCTTCCTTAGCTTGGCTTCACCTATTGCCTTGGTCACTACAGCGGTGGCGGGTCTATATGAGGGCTTTAGACAATTAAGTGGAGCGGCTAAAGAGGCAGAGGACCGCCAAGAGGCTATGGCCGCCGCTTCAGCTGACCTCACCTCAAAGCTTGAAGCGCTCGCTGAGGGTGGAGTCATCCCAACCACTAGCGCCCTGCTCAAGTTCACTCAGGTCACCCTTCAATCTCAGGTAGCCAAGGAGCTCCTACAGAAGCAGGTGGAAAAGAGCCGCCCACAAATGGAGGCCTACACTGAGTCACTTGACGCTGTTGGCAAGGCTCAAGATGAGCTCAACAAGCTAGACGCTAAGGGCTTGAAGCTATCTCAGGAGGGCTTGGCGGCGCGTAGGCGATTAACCACAGCTGAGATGGAGCGTGATAAGGCTCAAGGCGCTCTCAATAAGCGTCTCAAAGCCCTTCAGGGTCCACTACAGCAAAACCTTGAGCTTATCGCTAAGGCGTCAAAGCAAGAGAAGGAGCTTGAGGAGAACACCACGGACAACCTCAAGGCCAAGGTCAAAGAAAACGCTGAAAGATTAAAGACCTTACAAGTAGCGGAGCAAGAGCTCTACACTCGTGACGCCTTAACGCTCGCCAACGCTAAAGAGCAGATCAGCCTTGAGGCATCTCAGGTGGCGAGGCGCGCTGAGGATATGGAGCGCGCTGACCTCATCAAGACCATTGACCAACAGACTCAGGCCATCCTTGAGCTCAACCAAGTGGACGTGGCAGGGCGAGCACAGGCAGCTAAGGCGCGCCGTCAATTTGCTGAGGCTGACAAGAAGGCGAGCGAGGCTGAGCGCAAGCGCCTCGAGGAGATGAGCAAGGCTAGAGCCCGCGCGGCTCAAGCTGAGCAGACACGTCAGACCCTCCTACAGAGCCAGCTCAATCAGCTCAATATCAAGCTCACTAAGGAGGGAGATGATGAGCTTTTAGCCCTAGCGCGTGAGCGTTATAAGACAGGGCTTGAGCTTGCCAAGGATGACGCCATGAAGCGGGCGGTAGTTCAGAAGCAATATCAGCTTGAGGTCAATACCATCATGGACCAGGCTGAGGCTAAAGAGTTCGCCCGAATGGAGAGAATGGACGCTGAGCGTGAGCGTGAGCGTCAACGTCAGCGTGAGCAACGACAGAAGGACGCCGCTGACCTAATAGCTCAACAGGAGCTGATGGTGAGTAGTTTTGCAGAGTTCACCAAGGCGATCACCAAGACCACAGCAAGCGAGCTTCAATCCGCCGCCACAACCTTAGGGTCTATCATTGATGAGTATGGTCAAGGTTTTGCACAAGCGGCGGCTGAGGCTGCCCTCTTTGGTGATGTGGCAGGTAAGAGCTTTAAAGAGGCCACGGGTGAGCTCCTCAAGTCATTAGCAGTGGAGGCCACAGTCAAAGCGCTTATGAAGGGCGCTGAGGCTTTAGCGATGGCGTTTATCAATCCCGCTCTAGCTGGTAACTTGGCAGCGAGCGCCGCCGCTTATGGAGCTGCCGCCGCCGCCGCTAGAGCTGGCGCGGGGGCGCTTGGTGTAGGTGGTGGCGGTGGAGGTGGTGGGACAACCGCCTCACCATCAGGAGCTCCACAGGTGGCGAGCGCTCCACAGCGTGAACAGGCTGAGACTTCATCAACTGTGGTCAATATCAACTTTGGAGGCGCTGTGATATATGACACCCAAGAGGCAGCGCGTCGCGCTATGGTCAACGATATAGTCCAGACCTACAACCGCAACCCTAGAGGGATGGCGCGCTTTAGTCAGCAGAGGATGAGGTGAAACCATGCCATACAACACACCCGCTCCCAACTTCGGACTCTTGGCTGCCTTTGATGCTCGCCAATGGGCAGGGGTTGACGTGGTACGCTACAACGCCACAGATGTCAGCCTTCCTTCATACGCCACAGGGGGGGGAGTATATGAGGATGGCCTCTTCTTCCTCAATGGGAGAGGGGTTGGAGATACCACACCCACAGACGCGATGGGGACGCTTGAGGAGGCTTTGGGGACATTAGCCACCTTCAACACCACATGGTCTGTGGAGCTCACAGAGGACGATAGAATCAAGATCACCTCAGACGCTCTTTTCAGAGTGACCCCTCTTGACGCTGATGTCTTAGGGCTTGGCACATCTACAGCTGTGGTTGATGGGGCTAATTTTAGCGTGACCGCCTCAGCGGATTGGACGCGCGGCGTCTATAGTGGCGAGCGCTACAGGTTTGATAATCTGTTAGGGACTAGCTTTGACGCCTTCAGAGCAGCTGAAAATAGGCCATGGCCTTCTCAGGACGTAGTGACCACCTTGAGAGAGCGTGGCTCAGGTGACGTGGATGACCTAGCGCCTACAGATTGTCTTGAGGAGCTCATCAGGGACCAAGCGGGTCAGGAGATTAGGTGGATTCTCAATGATGTGGGCCACGTTGAAGTCTGGTATATGAGCACAGGGCTATTTGGTTGGCTTGATACTAGCTTCAGAGATCGCCTTGGGTTCAATGGGCGTGAGGACGCTGAGGCCATGGGCTCAACAGCTACAGACTATGTGGCGCGTATCGTGGCATCCAATCCCATGCCAGGGGCGCTCCTCCCCTCAAGACCCTTCCAAGATCACCACTACAGCGTGGAGAGCGTGACACAGGCGCGCCGTAAGATTGGCGGGGGTTACACCTCCAACCTCATTGGCACCTACACCACAAGCGCGCTGAGCTTTGACCTTGACGCCTTGCTTGATGTCCGTGATCTATACCGCCACTTTACTGATAGCTTTGTCCCTTATGCCTCCAATGGTGAGCGGGTCAACTTCTACCAAGGGTGGGGTGATTCTAGGCGCTCGCTCAGGTCAGCTTTGGTCAGCTTCACACAGGAGCCCTATGACCTCATCTACACCTCAGAGGACAATGGTGACCAAGGTAGGCTCAGGTGCTCGATTGTGACCGCCTCCTATGATCTAGCCTTTGGCTCACTTAAAAGGCGTGTACCTGTCAGCCTGAGATTGGAGCACTTATGAGCAACAGCTTCACAACTCCTCCCACGCTCGCTGATGAGGTGACCGTGGTGGCGGGTCAGGTCATAGGTGAGGGAGCTGTCACAGCTATGAGTGACACCGCCAACTATCTCTATGCTTATGGTGGGACTCACAACGTCATCAGCCAAGCGTGGGCTGAGGGTCAATTCACTCAGAAGGGGACCACCTACCAGCCAATGGTTGAGTATATGATCCCCATCATCACACATGAGCACTATGAGCTCCACCTTCACCTGATAGCCTTAGGACCAGGGGGCATAAGGTCAACGCTGACCATTGGCTCAGACGTCTACACCGCTGAGACGCTCTCAACAGGAGCTGGCCCACACATCATTGAGCAGACTGTGACTGTAACTTCAACTCCCCTAGCTAGTTATGGGACATTATCCATTGAGGTGAAGCACACCACAGGCACACCCAACCACCATGAGATAAGGACGCTTGCAGCTCATTGGGTGGCTAAGGCGTCACCACTCTCAACAGGCGCGCTCCCTGATGGTAAGCTGAACATCTACACACCTTTTGGGATTAACAGAGTGGGGAATGATTATCCTCTGAGCGCTCGATGGGGTGTGGATATGCTTGAGAATATCGAGACGCTGAGGAGGAGGGTCCTCGCCTATACCTCATGGTCTGGTGTAGATAATCTGTTTGCCGCTCCCACTTCAGTCTCAGACCCTGCACCTGCTGTTTATCTAGGTGTGGGTGACATTGAGGTGTTGTTTAGCCCTGTATTTATCCCTCATGAGGCGTTTGATGGCGACAACTTCTACACGATTACAGTGTGGTTTAACATGGTGAATATCAGCGCCCTTTATCCTTCAGTGACTTATGTGATTATGGGTCAAGAGATCACCTTGACAGCCAACGGGTGGAGCTCCCATGACATCACTATAAGACCTGACCAAGATGAGGAGATGAGCCAGCTCTTTAACTTCTCAGTTTATCGAGCGGGATTAGATAACGCTGACCACAATTGGGAATTTCTGCTCAATATCGAGCAGAACCCTACCTTAACTCCAGGAGTACCTTGGATTAAAGGGCTCTGTATTTGGGGAGTATGAGACATGGCCACACCTACTAATTTTCAACCGCTCCCATCAGCTCAGGTTTGCGCTAATGGTGTGATCACCATGGGGGCCCCTGTGGCTCAGATGGCGCTGTCACTCAAACAGCTAAACCAAGTCAAGTTTCGATCAGCTGGCTATTATCATGTAGGGCGCTCCACTTGGCAGGATTGGAACTCAATCAACTACGCTAAAGGGGCCACCTTTGGAGGTTATCAAAACATTCCAGCCAAGGGCTATATGGATGAATTTGATCTATTTTATTTTAGCCTACCAACCTCTGAGTGGATTGGGATTGAGATCACCTATGGAGCCGCCTCATCAAACCCCACCTCTTTGACGGGGCCTAATATCTTGGTTGAGTTATATGGGATAAGTGGGGGCTCGATTGGCGCCAAGATAGATGAGGGGATCCTCTTCACATATCCCGCACAGCTCCAAATCTTACAGCGTGGTCAGCTCACAGGGTTAGCGAGGGTCAACACAGGCTCACGGCTCTATACCTTCCCAAGTGGAGGGTTGAGCGCTCCCACCTTCCCGCGACCTCTCTACATACCACCTGCCAACCGAGGTGATGAGCTCGCTGTCAGGGTTACAGCTGAGGAGGTTATCATCTATGCGGTCCACTTGTTTGACATCTATCAGGAGGCCTAATGAGTATCACGGATGATCGAGCGCGGCGGGTGTTTGTCTTAGAGGTGGCGGGGCTTCCTGTGCGCTACTCCTCAGGAGGCTTTGACCCTACAGACGCCAACTTCTCAGGGACTATCGCTGTGGGGATAGCCTATGAGGACGTGGAGGCCATTGTCAGCGTTGGCGCTTATAGCTCACAGCTTGACCCCTCAGGGGGGGTGGCCACCTATGGAGCGCTCACAGTCACCCTGGCAAGCGATAGGCTGAGGGGTGGCGTCAATGACCCCGCCACTATCTTTGGAAGGTGTGGCGCTCGAGCGTCAGCCCCCTTTAGGGCTCAAATCACCTCAGAGATTCTATACGCCACAGACTCAGGTACTGTGGACATTGACACCACAGTCTCAGGCGTCACCTATCCCGCGCTGTTTCACATAGGCGCTGAGACGATCAAGGTGACAGGGGTCACCCCTATAGCTGGCGGTGACCGCCTCACGTTTGATCAGCGCGCTGTGGGTCGCTCACAACGTCAAGCCCACCTCATCACTCAGGGTGGGACCAATGTCCCAGAGGTGGCCACAGCCATCACCACCTTTAGGGGTCGGCGCGCTTCTCTGTGGGTAGCTCAGGAGCTCCCTGATGGTGGCCTGTCTGACTTCACCCAAGTGGTCAATGGCTTCCTTGATTCCTCACCTGTGGTTGAGGAGGGTGGCACAGTCACCCTAAGCCTGACGCCTATCATCGCTCTCTTGGATGGTCCCATCACAGAGAGGGGGCGCAACACCACCCACCTCCTTCAAGGCTTCCACCACTACAATGGGAGTGAGGGCAGCTATCTTGAGTGGGCTGTAGACCTTCAGGATGGTGGGGCTCAATACCATATCGAGCGCGCTACTATTGACCCAACAGCCACACCGCCTCTGTTTGAGATATGGGATGGCGGGCTAGATAACCTCAGGCTTTTTTGGATGGCTGGCCCTAAGGGTGTTGACCCTGACACGGATGGCAATCACCCGCGCTACCCACGGCTTGAGGGTAGGTTTGAGGGGGGCACAGAGCAGATATTTTATCCAACACTAGCTAGCGGATCATTCATCCGATATGACGCCACAAACACAATCTATAACACCTCAGGAACAAGTGAATACATTCCTGTCAGGACCAACTCAGAGGCAGAAGCCAAGCGCCTTAAGCTAGGTGATAATGAGGTTAAGGCGTGGCCTGATGCTGTGATTGATGGCCTCCTAAATGAGCCTGAGTATGTCACAGGATATGATGGCTCATGGGCTAGGTGGCAACTTAGCGCTAATGGGATGATCACAGTCTCTCCCAATGATGACCCCGATGGGGTCAGGCCAAGAATTATTTTGAGCCAAGGGAGCCTGAGTAACATTGAGCCTCGCGCAAGATATTGGGACTCATTGGGCCCACGCCCTCCTCTGTGGACACGCTACCGCCTCTGGTACCCTTTGGACATTAGGAAGCCAGACTCTGAGAACAGATTCAGCTCAGACCATAGGACAGGGACCACTCGCCGAGTGGTGACTAGAACCTTGGCCTGTGCCGATGACAGCACACAACGCTCTAAGAGTTATCCCATCAAGGGGATTGCTCTTGGCTACTATCAATGGCGTGAGCTCACCATCTTGGTAGAGAGCGGGCTTGGCTTGCCAGCGAGCGCCACAGCGGGTGAGAGCTATGACGTCCAAGTCAAGTATGTAGACCGCCGCGCTGAGGAGGTGCGCTATCAATGGCTTAAAGCCACTCACCAAACCACGGCGACCTATGACAGCTCCACAGTGGGCTACATCATCCACCTTGACCCTGCTCAAGATTGGGATTTGGTCAGCTCCTTTGGTGATTGGCCTGACGCTGAGCGCGCTGAGATTTATGGCGGGGCGCTGTTCGACAAGGAGCGCCCTGGTGAGATCATCCTCAAGCTCCTTGAGAGTGGTGGAGGTGACTCCAAACTTGGGACATATGACGTCTATAGCATTGGCCTTGCCATCCCCTCCTCAGAGATAGATGAGGCCAGCTTCCTCACCTATGATGGGACGAGCGCCTTCACCTTCTCAGGAGCCATCTCAGGTGATGGGGTGGCCATCCGTGACGTGATTGACAGCATGCTCAAGGCCATGAGCTGTGCGCTCATCATGAAGCGTGACCTTAATGGGCGCTCTAAGCTCACCCTTCAGCCTATCGGCGCTGAGCGCTCAGGTGAAGCGGTGGCCACGATTGAGGCGGGTGATTGGCATCAAGACCAGCCACCCACTTGGTCAATTTATGAGGACGTAGTGACCCAGACTGTGGTGAGATTCCAATGGTCCACAGAGGAGGAGCGCTTTGGCTCTGAGGTTATCTTTAACAATCAAGAGGCGATCAACCGCTATGGTGGCGAGCGCTCACGGACTAGCCTTGACCTGTATGGGTTGACTGACAGGGACTTGGGGAGCTCCCTTGGTGACACGCTTGGCTACTTCCTCCCTGTGGTCGCTCGTCAATGGAACCTCCTGAGCAATCCTCTGAGGCTGTGGCGTGGCTCGATTGGCACAGGTCAAAGCATTCTCCTAGATGTGGGCGCCTATGTTGACGTAAGCTCACCTCTCCTCAAAGGCTATGGCGATGAGTGGGGCGTCACCAATGAGGTGGGGATGGTTCAATCTATCCATCAGGAGCTCATGGGTGAGGGCGCACAAATTGAGATCATCCATACAGGGACCAAGCCTGTAGCATGGAACGCCTCAGCAGATGTCACAGTCATCAGGTCAGCCACTAGCTTAGAGGTGGCCAACTTCAGCTATGGGACCACATCAAGAGATGTGAGCTTCTTCGAAGCGGGTGATGTGGTGGACTACCTACCAAGGGGGGACCATGACAACGCCATCACAGGGCTAACTATTGACAGCATATCGGGGAACGTGATCACCTTCACGGCGTCTCATGGGGTCACAGTCACAGGTGGAACCCTTGAGCCCACTATCTACACAAGCGCCTCAACACACCATAAGGCTGACGCTTATCTAGCTAGCGACACTAGCCCGCCTGTGTTAGGCTCAAATACAGAAGCGCAAAGGTACAGCTAAATGAGCAAAACCAAGGCCCAACTAGAGACGGAAAATAAAGAGCTCAAGCTCATGGTGGCTGACATCAAGGAGAGCTATGAGCATGAGCTCAGGCGTCTCCACCGCGCTATCTCTCAAATGGGGCTAGACCTCAAGGCGCTTGAGGTTGACTCACGCCCTGAGCGCACAGTCTACGCTTCACCTCAGAGCCGTGAGGCGCTCGATAGAGCACAGGCAGAGTGGGAGCGCAACGTCACAGAGCCAAACTATGGCGGGGATTGGCAGCGCATCAATACATACATCAAGAGCTCAGAAGGGATTGGTTGGAGCTGGGAGGCTGACTATACACGCAACGGTCAATTCTCATGGTGTGGAGCGTTCGCCGCTTTTGCCTATGGGCGGTCTGTGCTCCCCTCGATCCGTCAAAAGATCTTCCCTAGCTGCTACAGAATGTGGAGCTCATGGGGTAAGACCTCAAGGTGTAGGGATGGGGAACAGCCACAGCCAGGGGACATTGTGACTGTGTTCACCTCAGATGACCATTCACCTGTTCAGGGGAATCACATTGTCCTAGTGGTGTCATCACCTGATGACATGGGACTATTTGACACCTTAGAGGGGAACGCCCATGGCGAGGGGCCAGAGGGCAGGATTGAGGGTGTCATCAAGCGTCAGCGCTCAATGGATAGCGTGGCTCACATTTATCGACTACTCAGCGAAGATTTTGAGGATTAAATCATGGCTAGACTTAAAGTGACTGAGCCCATTATCAGCGGCTCTACTCGTGGCTCAATCGACCTCTCAGGCGTCTCCAACACAGATTGGAATGACCTCACCTCAGCTGACTTCATTGACGTCACCACAGGGAGCGCTTGCGCCTCAGGTCTAGCCTTTGAGTGGATTGGCTTCACCAATGAGGGCTCTGATGTGATGTTCATTAAGTATCGAGCGCGCACCCTCGCGAGCGATCCAACGACCAACGAGATCGCAGTCGGTCAAATCTTCTCTGATGACATCGTGACCTTGCGCACTAAGATCACGACCATCGCATACAAGAAAGCAGGCGCATCAGACACAGTGCGCATCATCGCAGGCTTTGCCGCTATCTAAGGAGCTCTCTCATGTCAGTCTTATTTCTACCACCGAGCGCAGGCGCTGCATCTGTACCAGACGCAACCGAGACAGTAAGCGGCAAGATCAGGATCGCGACTAGTGCCGAGGCGACCACCGGCACCGATGACACAACAGCGATCACACCTCTTAAGCTCAAGAGCGTCGTCGATGCTGCTGTTGTTGGTGGCGTGACCTATAAGGGCACCTTCGACGCAGCTGCGCCTCTCGACCTCTCAAATGCAGAGCAGGGCGACCTCTATGTGATCGATGGTGCAGGCACCTATCAGGGCATCGTCTGGGCCGTCGGTGATCACCTGCTAGTTAATGCAGATATGGGCGGGACTGTAGACCCAAATAAGATCGACAAGATCGACTCGACTGATAGCGTCACGAGCGTTGCAGGGCGCACCGGTGCAGTCACTCTCTCGACTGCTGACATCTCCGGGCTCGCGACTGTGGCGAGCACCGGTGCATATAGCGATCTCACAGGCACACCGACTCTCGCGACTGTGGCGACGACCGGTGCTTATAGCGATCTATCAGGCACGCCTACGCTCGGCACTGCCTCAGCTGAGGACGTGGGCACCTTGGCAGGGAATGTAGTGCAGCTTGATGGCTCGGCCAAGCTCCCAGCTATTGACGGCTCACAGCTAACTAATCTACCAAACGGGACTCTGTTTTATCAGACGCAGATTGCGAGCCTTGGGCCTACGCTCTCTCAAATCACTGACAACCGCAGGCAACACTATGATATTGCCCTAACCAACCCAGCGAACCCGATCACGCTACCCTCCGCTACTAGTGCTGCGGTTGGTGGGGTCGTCAGTTTCTTTAATAGTGATGGGATAAGCCAGGCAGTGGTCAACTGCCCTTCAACGCGCCTACTCTCTGGCTCCAATGTGACTAGCTTCACCGTTGAGCCATACGAGGCGCGCTCGTTTGTTTGGATTGGTACGAGCTCCCTACAAGAGATCACAGCGACTAGGCTTGAGAGCTTTAATGGTGTGAGCATCACAAGCCCATCAAATGGTGAGGCGCTGGTTTATAACGGCACATCTGGCGAGTGGGAAAACAACACAGTTAGCGCCAGCGTCGCGGCCTTGAATGACATTGGGGACGTGAGCGCGGCAGCTCCAAGCGACACCAACGTGATCAAATACAACTCCACGTCAGGCGACTGGGAGTCTGGCGCGGTGGCTTACTCTGATGTCACAGGAACGCCTACGCTCGCGACTGTAGCGACGACCGGTGCATATAGCGACTTGACCGGCACGCCTACGCTCGGCACAGCAGCCGCGCTCGATGTCGGCACCTCAGCCAATAATGTCGTACAGCTTAACGGCTCTGCTCAGCTGCCTGCGGTCGATGGCTCATTATTGACTGGGATCTCTGCAAGTGTCGCAGCGCTAAATGATATTGGCGACGTGAGCGCGGCAAGCCCCAATAATGGGGACGTGATCGCCTATAACAGCACTTCAGGAGATTGGGAGGCTACAGCGCAGAGCGGGGGCGGTGGCTCAGCTCCTAGCGTCACAGTCTCCTCACCTTCAACTGATCAGACGTTAACCACACCCTCTGGGATTGAGGAAGTGTACATCTACACACCGAGCACAGCGATCAGCGTTAACTTGGTAGCGGCTGCCACCTGTGGGAGCGGGTTCCGGTATCAGATCAAGAACCGCTCAACCAACACAATCACTGTTGACCCTAATGGCTCAGAGACGATTGATGGAAGCGCAACCTTTAATATCGCCACACAAGAGGCGAGCGTGACCCTGACCACTGACGGCTCTAATTGGTTTATCATTTAGGAGGTTATGATGACTTATTCAGTCTCTCCATCAGGTGGCAGTAAGACATACATGACACAGGTCTCTCTATCGTCTGACACCTCATTTACATCAGGAAACACTGTACCTCTAAACACAGTCACGACCAGCCATAGCTCTCTCTCAGGCGTCTCTGTATCTAGTAACGTAGTGACACTGCAGGCGGGTGATTATGTGATCTTTGGCGCTGTGGCTATAGACAGAAGCTTAAATACTGATAGCTATGTAATTGATTTCTATAATAACGCTACATCAACAAAGCTTCCTATGGCTGATGGATGGATGGGAGCAAAGAGTGTCCAAACAGATGAAAGTGACAGCCAAGTGCTACAAGCACAGGTGCGCCTCACCTCGCCTCTGTCTTTCTTCCTGTATAGTGTGGGGTCATCAGGTACTATAAAAGCAGATGGCACATATTTGATTATATTGGAGGTCTAGCATGTCTTATACGCCCTCGAAAGTACCTTTTATCTCTGCATATAACTCTGTTTTTCAAAACGAGACCACTGGTACCTATAACCTTGACTTTGACACCTTTGTGAACATGGATAATTTATCTGCTACTACAGTGTATATCCCAGATAATGCGTTTATTTGGGCAGACTGCAGAAGTACAAAGGATGGAGCTACAACAGACTTCCGCCATCATTTCAGGCTTCAGTTTACTCAAACATCATTAACAGAAGAGTTTACGTCAGTTGAGTATTCAGGCGAGGCAGGTAGCCGAAATAATCCCGCCTCTGGAGATATTGCATACTCTCTAAATAAGACAGGTGCTACAAAGTCAACTGAGGTGAGATCAGTCTCTCTGTACAATAGTCATGACAACCTAGCAAACTTTAATAGGCTAGTGGGGGTACTCATTCAATGAGCTTTTTACCTATTGACAAATCCACTAATGCAGACGTGAGTTTTCACTACTTCTCTGGTTTTAGCTCGCCATACTACGAGTTTAGTGTGCCTAGCAGTTTAGGCGCTGGTGTTACTAGGCCATCAAGTAATTCATTCGCATTGGCGAGCGGTCGTAGTTATTGGCTCAGGGGGGTGGTGTCTTTTACTAGAGGCACAAATAGCTATAATCTGTTAAGGATCGAGAATCAATGGGAGTTACAGGGATCAACTACAGGCTTTAAGGCTTCCATCGTAAGCGGTACCTCTAATGCATCTGTGATTTTAGAAAAGAACCCAACTAACCGACCTGAGGCAGTCATCTACATCCCTTCGAGTTCAATCACGACCTCTGTAACTGTGAGATTAAAACAGACATATATCTTTGCAGACAATGGGAACACTACCCTGACTTATTCGATGGATAGCAGCTTCCCTTGTGGCTGTGTAATTATGTCGGTGCCAGACTAGGAGATCCTCATGAATTGGGACAAACTAAAAGACATTATCACCATCGCCCTCATTCCTGTGCTCGGTTGGGTGATGATCACCATGAGGGACATCGGCACCCTGCAATCCAAGTGTGATCAACAGGCCGCTCAGATCATGGCGCTTGAGGCTGAGACTAAGACGCTCAACAAGCGCACCCAGGCTATTGAGGTGCAGAGCGCAAAGATTGAGGTGAAGCTTGAGGCGCTTGGCGCTCAGCTCACACGGATTGAGCGTATGCTTAGCGTGTATGAGACAGCCAAATGATTCCCCCTCATGACCTCAGCCTCACTCAGGCGCTCTCAATCATCGCTGTGTGGTCTGTGCTCGCCATTGGCGGGGGCGCGTGGATTGGTGTCTCATGCTCAGAGGTAGACTGTGGCACCTGTGAGGAGGCTTTAGGTGTGGCGATTGAGAAGCGCCAAGCTTGTGAGAAAGAGCTCTTGACCAATCTACCTGACAAGTGTGAGGATGAGCTCCGCCTTGAGCGTGAGCGCTGTGAGCTCACTCTTGAGAATTATAAGGCGCTCCGCTGTCGCATCTGTGAGGCTTCACATGACACCTATCCTCCTCAGCCTGTTCACGATCCTCACACCGCTCCCTCAGCTCAGTGAGCCTCTGACCCTCACTACAGGTGAGGTCATCACGGCGCGCTATATTGAGCCCTCTGATGAGTTTTGCCTAGAGCTAGGTGAGTTCGCTCGTGTCCAATCTGATCTACTCAATCAAGAGGAGTATTGGACTAGGCGCATTGACCTCCTCAAGGCTTCATTCATTGAGGAGCTGGGTAAGGTTCAAGACAATCACAAGGCGGTTCATCAGGCGTACCTAGATGAGCAAGCCAAGCTTAAGGAGCTCACAGCCAAGGCGATTGAGGAGCGGGACTTGGCGCGGGATGACATGTGGTGGTGGAGAGGGGCCACGCTTGGTCTGAGCCTCTCCACGTCTGTGACAATTATCTATCTGATCAGCAGATAGACTAGACCAGGGGCTCAGCCCCATAGAAGGATGGTGACCCATGCAGAATGATCTGCTTGGACAGGTGGCTTTCTCTGCTCAATACGCGCGTCCCCTAGTGGGTGGCGGTGGTCGTGAGCTTTGGGACCATGCAGTCAGTAGAGTAGAGGCTATGCACCTCAAGCGCTACCCACAGGTGGTAGGTGAGACGATGAACGCCTTCAAGCTCGTTAGGCAGATGAGGGTGTTCCCCTCTCAGCGCTCGACACAGTTTGGCGGGCGTCCTATCGAGCGAAACAACATGAGGATTTACAATTGCACCTACTCCCCATGTGACCGCCCACGCTTCTTCGCTGAGGCGTTCTGGCTCCTCCTCTCAGGCTGTGGAACAGGCTTTAGCCTCAGAGCTAAGGACATTAACCGCCTCCCGCGCCTCCTCGCTCCCTCAGAGATGATCAGGCGTGAGCGTAGGAGACACATGGTGAGCGACTCTATTGAGGGCTGGGCTCACGCTGTGAACCTCCTCATCGAGAGCTATCTACACAGGGGCTACTATGAGGACTATTATGATTTTAAGTTCGATTTTAGCCTCATCAGGAAGAAGGGCGCACCCATCAGCTCAGGCGGGAACGCCCCAGGCCATGAGCCTCTAGCTAAGGCGCTCGAGGAGATTGAGAAGCTCTTGAGCCGTTTGGTGTTGGTGAAGATGCCAAGGCTCAGGTCAATTGATTGCTTCGACATCATGATGTTGTTGTCAGAGGCGGTCCTCTCAGGTGGTGTCAGGCGCTCAGCCTCCATCGCCATATTTGATGAGGATGACCACCTCATGATGGAGTCTAAGACAGGTGAATGGTGGGTTGACCATCCACAGCGCGCCTACGCCAACATCTCAGCGGGGCTGAGTATCACAGAGGCAGACCGCTCGACTGTGGACCAAGTGGTGGAGATGGCGCGCCAATGGGGTGAGCCTGGTGTCCTATGGCAAGCCAACCCACATCATGGGACTAACCCATGTGCTGAGATTGGTCTATTCCCCTACATCATCACAGACCCTAAGGGTGAGCAGGTCACTCATGTCAGCTTGGAGCTCCTTGAGCGTCGTGAGCACTATGAGCGGATTGGCTATGAGTGGACGTCAGGGTGGAGCGTCTGCAACCTCACAGAGATCAACGCCGCCAAGGTCAAGAGCCGTGAGGACTTCCTTGAGGCTTGCAAGGCAGCCGCTCACATTGGGACCCTCCAAGCTGGCTACACTCATCAAGGCTACCTCCTCCTAGCCACCAAGGTCATCCTCAGACAAGAGGCGCTCATTGGCGTCAGTATCACAGGCATGTGTGCAGCGCCTGAGCTCATGTTTAATCCTGAGCTCTTAGAGGAGGGGGCGCGGGTCTGTGTCGAGCAGAACGCCAAGACCGCCAAGGCCATTGGCATCAAGACCGCCTCACGCGTCACCACCATCAAGCCAAGCGGGAACACCTCAACTGTGGCAGGGACAAGCGCGGGGGTTCACCCCTTCCACGCTCGCCGCTACATCAGGCGCATGAGAATCGCGCGGGTCAATCCTGTATGGTCTGAGCTGTGGGCCAAAGTACCTGAGGCGTGTGTGGAGCTCGATGAGCATACAGGCGTTGTGGCCTTTGCCTGTTCAGCTCCTGAGGGGGCTTTAACTAGGGAGAATGACACAGCGCTTGACCACCTCAAGAGGGTGAGGCTTGTCTATCAGCACTGGGTCAAGCCAGGGAGTGAGCAGACAAGGGTTGAGGGTCTGACTCACAACGTCTCCAATACATGCACAGTCAAGCCTGATGAGTGGGCTGATGTAGCTGACTTCTTATGGGATGCAAGGAGCGAGCTCAGAGGCGTGGCGCTCCTTGGTTGGTTTGGTGATAAGAAATATGAGAACGCACCCTATGAGACTGTGGAGGAAGGCTCTGAGTCTGAGCAGGTGTGGTTAAAGCTTGCCAAGATTGATTGGTCAGGTGTAGACCTTCACCATCTTGATTCAGACTACTATGACGCCCAGCTTGAGCCCGCTTGCTCCTCAGGTCAATGCACCATCACAACGTGACACACAGCGCCCTTGTCCTTCTCCTTGTCTGCTTCCTAAGCTATTGGGCTGACCCCATAGCTGAGCGGATTGGAGACAATGCGTGGGCCTTCGCTTTGGTGGCGGTCATCGCTTATGGGGCGCTGGCCTGTTGATATAAGAAGGCCCCTAAGCGCTGAGCCTCTCCTGTTAAAGAGTAGACGCTTAGAGGCCATGTAGATCACCTCGCCGAAAGGTGAGCTCCATTCAAGGAGGCTTATGGGGTACCACCTCAGCGGGTATGCGTCAAGGTTCAGGCTTGATCTTCAGCAAAGGGGAGGTTCTTTAGAAAATACTCATAGGCTGAGGCGAGCTCCTCTGAGGTCTTAGCCATATCTAAATCCTTCATCGCTTGCCTTCTCCTTAAAAGCTTCAGCCAAGCCTCTGAAACAATCTCATTATGCTCAATTATTGACTCAAGCTGACGAACTGAACCAATACGAGAGACACGCAATCTCCTTATGGCGTCTTTTGGCCATCCCAAGCTTCCATTGATTGCCCAAAGTAAATACTCAATCACCTCTTGATGATCAAGAGCACGATGGCCACTGGCTTCAAGTAGCTTACGAGCGCGATTTCGTTTTCTCAGGCGCTTGAGGCGTGCATCCCGCTGATCCTGTGTAAGGTCTTTAAACCATGTGCTTCTGCGGTCAGGCTTCATGTGATCAAACTTTTTACTCATTATCTCCATCTCTTTCATGGGGTGGTGACGTATGCCCCTCCACGCTGAGCCTGAGCTCAGAAGATACCTAAGCGCGCCTCAGTATAGCCCAGGCTCTTGATAGTCTTGAGGAGCTCATCAAGCTCATCAGGGCAGGCGTTGGAGGGCTTGCTCGCCACAGTCCACAGAGCTGAGGCGTAGACCTCAACATCCTTCCATGTCTTGACCTGGGTGGCGCGCTCAGTAACCAGCTTGAGGTCAACCTCATCCCAATCTGACGGCTCAACGCTCCCATCCTCCTCATCTAATGAGCCCATAGTGGCAACATCTAGGAGGCGTGTGACCACATGCTGAGGGGTGGGGCGCTGATCAGGGCTGAGACTCTTGAGCGCGGGTGGTGTGTCAGCGTCCTCAGGTGGCGCGCTCTCAATCGCTTGGTGTTGTGAAGGGGGAGCAGGTGGCGCGCTCACAGGGCGTGGCTGAGTTGTGGGCTCACGGAGCTCCTCACCTAGACTCTCAGCGCTGATCTTGGCGCGCTCGCTGTCGCTCATGTTCATATTGTCAGCCAGCTCGTCAGGTGAATACATCCCGCTGACAGCGTCAGGATAGACCGCCCTCAGAGCCATGGTCAGCGCTCGCGCTCTCAGCATCTGCATTGGCATCTGTGACCAATTACGGTTGCGTGTCAGCCCTTGAGCCTTAGCCATCTCAATGGTGTATGTGAACGTGTGGACGATAGCCTCAGGCTCATCGTGTCGAGCGCACTGGTATGTGCAGTGATCTGTGTCCCATGAGCTGATGAGCATGAAGCGACAGAGCCCAGAGCGCCTGACCACGCCCGCCATAGCGTCAGCGTTGAGTGAGGGCTTACCGCTCAACATGTAGCAATTGGCTTGAGTTACCGCCATGTCCCCACCAAAGTGAGAGCCAAAGGCGGCGTGTAGCCTCAGGCAGTCTTGGGGCTTATTGCTGA